TCGGTGCTACTACCTCGCCCACCTTATCAGCTACGGCAGACGCGCCTTTAACAATAGGCTGCACTACAAATTTGCTAATAGGCCCAGCGCTAGCCAGTTGTAACAGGTCGTTGTCGGGTTGCGTTAAAGGGTCAAGCGCATCTATCTCGCTGTCCGGCAATGCGTTCAGATCTAGCTGGCTTGCGTCAGTCTCAAGGACATCTTGCCCCCTAAGAGGTTGGCGCAAGCCGCCGGTCGCTAGTGCTTCTTGCGCTAGCGTGTTTGCTATATTTGAATTTACTGGCATGATCCCACACAAAAGGGCGCCCAACAGGACGCCCACTTTATTTATATTTACTACATTTCTGAGGCGTTGGCTACTAACCTTGCTCTTAATTCTTAATTTTGCTAACCTTTGATTTGGCTGGGGTTAGATAAGCCTGACAAATTCTTTCACCAGAGTGCAGTCAGGCGCTACACTGGATCTGCTAATTAACCTTAGTAAGTCGAGCAAGCACTGCTCCAGCCACTATTCGCTTTTACCACTCAACAAACCCACCACATTATTTATTCGTTTATCAAATGATGCTTTAGAAATTTGTCCAAACACTTGTTGGCCGTCTGGCGGTATTTTCATTGGCAACATTTCAAAATAGTCTGACATCCTTCTTTCGCCAGTGGAGTGGTCAGACATTCTGATTTGACCGGTCTGGCCTTTAGGGGTCACAAAAGTTAAATAGTTGCTATCACCAGCGGCACTGCCACTACGAACCAAAGCTAACCCAACATCAGGGTTTGCTTTTAGAATTTTGGAAACCAGTAATTTGGTAACCTCATCAGATTTTTCTAAGTTAGCTTTTGTTAAAGGTATGTCTGAGCCAAGACTGCCGACATTTTTTATCGCAGCCTCACCGGCTTTAGATAATATTATCTCATCAGTCTTTTTTTTTACGACTGATTCGGCTTCTCTAAACTCTTGGTTGAGCTCGGTGTTTCTGGTAAATCCATATCGCTCTGAGAAATCGGTGTCGATTTCATCGATGCGGGTTTGGAGCCTTGAGAGGATAGAACGAACTTTCCGCTGTAAATCGGGTCGTCCTGTTCCGCGTAACGCATTGAGGTACTCTTCGCCATTTTTGTTCGCGCTCCAATCGTTGCCGACATATCCGTTCTGACTGTTAAAAAGAACGGGGTCAATAGTTAGATCGTCATCTAAGTCTAAAGAATCAATAGCATTTTGTACTAATTTTGTAAATTCTTTGTTATCAAACTCTAGAAAATCAAAGTTTAATATTCTGACGCCATCGCGTGTGGCTATTGGATTGTATTCACCATGACCTGATGCGTCTGCTAAAATTTTAGCCAATCGCTGTGTTTCACCCTCTGAAAACTTACGGCCTATGCGTAACTCAACGCCGTTGGCGTCTGCTTTCTTAGGATTGTAGAATGGTCGGTGAAACCCAACACCATCCTGTTTCATAGCAACACCGCGAATTGCGGCATAGGCTTCCATGAGCTCTAGTGCGGCTGGCTCAACAGATCCATATTTAGGACCGCCATATTCCCTTGGAATGGCGAGCTCAGTCTGTGTGCCAGGACTAACCTTGCCCTCAAAATATCCAGGCGCCTCAAAATCACCGGGCGTTGGTATGCCAAGCTCTTTGGCGACAAAGTCGTTGCCGTTTTCATCAAGAAACGCTTTTGAAACTGCAACGTGATATTCTTGCTGCACCTCATATGGCGCATCAAACATTTCCGGCATATGGTTGCCGGTGCGCCCTGGTATGCTTTCCCAGCTTATTTGTGCCTTGTTGTTAAGCAGCGCGTCAGAATAGTCAAAGGCCGCTGCATTAACGTCTATGCCCTCTTTTCTAGCCTTGTCAGCGACCCAGATAGCCGCTTGCACTTGTTGCGGTTCCCATCCCAGTTGGCCGGCAATGCGTTTTGTTTCTTCTTCAACAAAGGTATATTGGGCGTCCGTTGGCGTGCCACTGTAGGGTGTGCCGTCAGCATTTTTAAAGCCAAATGCTCGCATCATCCACATATCTGTCGTAACGCCCTGCACTTTGCTAGGGTCTATCTCGCGCATTAGATTGACATAAAAGCTGTTTGTTTTGCGCCCGTCCCAATCCTTTCCGTCAAAAACTTCTTGTATGCGTCTACTCATAGGTGCTGGAAAACGACCAGTTTTTATGGGTTTGCCGGCCTTGTGTTGCAGAAAGGCTTGCAACGCAAAATCAAAATTTGTTTTAACACCAGTCGCAGATGACGTGATAGCGATTGCTTGTGCTAGTTTATCAGCATCATCTTTGTTCCCGCCGAGCGCATCTAATATAGCTTTCCCGCTACGCTCGTACCAGAAACGACCAGGCTCACCTTCTGCTGTTGCTGCCTCAAGATTGCGACGTAGTTTGTTCAATGCTTGTTGCGATTTAATTTCTGGTGGCGCGCCTACTAGCTGGCCTGATTTTCGAGCCTTACGCCCAGCGTAGGATAAAGCTGCATTTATGGCGTCTGTTGGATCGCTGCCAGACATAAGTTTCACGCCGGTATCGTTTGCAATTCGGGCATCAGCTGCTTGGCCGGCCTCATCAAATAAATCGCGTATTACCGGCGCTGCTTTTTGCGCGCCTTTGACAATGCCCTCACCGGCAGCAACCACGGCTGGTCCGGCAGCAGCGCCTATGCCTGTTGATAATGCGACTTGCCCCGCGTCAATTTCATCTTGCATACCGGCTTCAACTGCAATTTCTTGCGTGAAATAATCATAGAGCCCGGTATATCCACCACCCTCTATAGCAGCTATGGCGTATGGATTAGTAATCCCTCGGCGCAGCATTTCTTTGAAACCCTGCTTGGTGGTTTGCTTAACACCAGCCCTGCCGAGAAACCCAAGCCCTAATGTGCCAACGCTAGCATAGGTTGTGGGGTCAGTTGATAAGCCTTTGGCAAAGCGCTTTGCGCCGTTCCAGCTAAACATGGGCAGCTTGCCATATTCTGACTGCAAGTGATAAAGAGCCATTTTGGTGCGCTCATCAGCCCCTTGCAGCTTGGCTATGTTATAGCCCATCTGGCTAAAGTTATGCTCTAGTTGCCCATAAAATTCGACGCCAAACCGGCCAAAATCCTGTTCATTCTCTGGCGCTTTTACTGTGATAGAGTTCACGCCATCATACATGGAATCATATATAACTTTGCTAGCAGCTGCCCAGACCTGGCCGCGCTCGGAATCCACATCGATCAGCTCATCTTCTTGCAGCTCTTCAGTCTTAGGCACATTCTGGACATTGTTCTTAACAATATAACCGGCATCAATATCTATTGGTGATTGTTCTTTTAGATACTTTGTGTAAGCGCTAGCCTCAGCTTTACGCCCCATATTGCGGTCAACATATGGTTTGATAATGTCCATTACTCCGGGTTCCTCAAATCGTTCTGTTGGTCACGCAATGAATTGTTGTTGAATATGCTCCAGTTACTGAACCAGCTGCTTCTGGGTGTGTCGCCGTCTTGGGGCTCCCCAACAACATTGGCTTCTTGTATTTTTTCTATTTCAACAACAATCAAATCTAATGTTTCAAACTCCAGAGATTTTTCTAGCTGGCTCATATCTGGTGCGTTCTGTATTGACTGACGGGCAGCAGCAACGCTTTCTCTTGTCCATGTTTCCGGGGTTTCGCCGTTGAAATGACGTTGAAGAAAAGAAGCCGGCGCCAAGAAATTGATATTTGCTTTTCTTGCTCTCACAAATTGTTCCGCAACTTGCAGATAGGCATCCCTTGGCTTTAGCGGTGCGCCTGGGTCAAGCACCAGGCGTCTATAGGTATCCTCGGCATCAAGTTGTCTTTGTACTTCATCTTGGCCGACGCCAATGCCAGATAAACGAAAAGCAGTTTGCCCTGTTAGATCATTTAACTGGCTTTGGTAAAACTTTATGTCGCCGCTCTCTCTTGTGTTGGCTTTTTTGCTGTCGCCATATTTTTGTATGTTGATCGCATCGTTCAGCGGAACCGTACCGCCAGCCCCTATTTTTCCCTCTAAACGGTCAAGCTGTTCGTCTATTTGTTCCGGGGTTTCTGCGTCACCAATCTTGTTAAATACGTCAAGGATAAACGCCGGGTCGCGTTGTTCAGCATCTTCATCATTAAGCAAGCCAGTGAGTAGCTTTGCTGTCGTTTCGTTTATCTGATCTAAAGCTAATGCCTCAGCTATTTCTAATGGCCTCGGTAATTGAGCTTGATAAGTAGGGTTATCGGGCTCAGCCTTGAATTTTTGTATTTTTGCAAGCAACGCACGCGCAGTAGCCTTGTGACGCTTGGTTTGCTCCCGCTTATCTGTTTTTTCCTGTTTTTCTGCGTTAGCTATTTGTCGTTTACGCAGAGCTTGTTCCAGATCAACGGCCTGTTTTAAGTGTGTGTCACGATCTTCCTGCTTCAAATTTGGAAAATTTCTAGGGTCACCAATGTCTTGCACAATTTGAGCTGCTTGGCGTGGGTCATCAGATTTGTCTGCTGCTGTTAATCTGCCTCTTACCTCAGACCTATCAAGGCGCTGTTTGAAATTCTGGGTATATTGAAATGCTTGCACGTCTGTTAAATAACGACGCTCGGCCATACTGTTGAATATGCCAGGAACTTGATTGCCGTTAGCGTCCACGCCACCAAACAATTTTAGCAACGCATTTCTTTTTTTGTTGCCGCTACCTTGTGCAGCGTCTTGAAAAAGAAGCTCGGCGGCTTGTAATTCTGTTGCCTTATTCGCGTCTATTTCCCTGTTTCTTGCGTCCTGATAGACGGATACGCGCTCTTGCAGGGCTTCTTGCGTTGCTGAGGACATAAAGCGCTTACGAACGACAGAGCTGTTTATTTCCAAGCCTAAATTGTTTCTTATGTCTCTGGCTCTCTCATCATAGCTTTTTACAGCAATGCCATCTTTTACGCCCCCTTCCATAACCAGTGTGGGGTCTTGCGTTGACATTTCGACTTGCAGCTCTTGCAAGGCAAGTTTGTACTTATTTTCCTTTGCAGTAAGCTCGCTCTTCCGGCGTTCCTTGACCTCATTTACAACGTAGGTTTCAGCAGCACTAGCCAGTGTTGATAGACCTCTAAGGCCAGCTGACAATGCGTTAGGGTTAGCTTGTACAGAAAATGCTGTCGCCCCGGTTTTGCTAGTGCGTGTTGTTTGTTTTGTGTAAGTTGGTACTCTCATTACGCACCCGCTATCGCTGAACCAGTTTGAATAAGGCTAGCAAAAGCGCGTGCTTTGCCCTCGGTAGCCGCTGATTTGCCATACATACGATTCAGCTGGCTCTGCATTTTTTCCTGCACGCCTGATTCCCTGATTTCTTGCGCGCCAACAGCTGCATTATATCTGCGTGTGGCAACCTCTTCGTCAGCCTCTTGCGCGCTCGCCAGTATCACTTTAAGCGGCGTTCCCTCATCTGCAAGCCAGCCATTGTAACGAAAGGCTTGCGCTTGTGCATCGCGCAGATCTGCGTATTGCTCACGAAACTCGGTAATTTCTAATTCACTTTGAAACTCTGCTTGTTCAGCCTGTTGTTCAAAAGCCAGCGCATTGCGCTCATTAATATCGCTATTATAGTTGAAAGCTGCCTGTTTTTGCTGACCGGCTTTGTATTCAAATAAGAAGCCCATTTATCGCACCCATGCTACCCGTAAATAATCCATTGCCTCTGGCCCGTACTTCCGCATCAGACCTTCAGTCTCAAAACCCATAAAATTGGCGAACCTAAGAGCTGCCGGCCAGTCTGCCTTGCAGACCGCTTGCACCCGCCATAGGTCATTTTCATCCACAACCTTTTTCATCACGTCTGTTTTGGCAAACCTGATAAACGGTTTTGGATACTGATGTATTTTGCTGGACGCGATAAACCACGCCTCGCCCACACCCGGCCACATATTAACAATGCCGGCACAACAGATAATGTGACCGTTTTCTATAAGGGTATAAGACCAACCGGGCTGTTGCAGCTCGCTAGCCCATTCCTTCATGTAGCCAATGTTTTTGATCGCCCCGTCATTCAGATCGCCATCCATCAATTCGTGCAGATGGTCGGGGTCGTAATCTACAATCCTCACTGATCGAACGTAATCAGGCGCGGGAATATGCCGATAAGCGTAAGAGGCAATGGCTGGTTCTGTTGAACTACCACAAATCCATCTGTATCGAACCCGCCCCTGAACTCTATTTCTTTGTCGCCAGTAAATAACGGTATCGCCGCCGTCATGGCCTGGGCTGATGATCTGAACGGTATACGATCAAGCTCGGTTTCCGAGCTGCCTACCGTCACACCAACGGTGCGAAACAGCCGCAGCACAACCTCATGGATGCGCTTGGTTTTACCCTGGGCTGTCCCTTCAGTGCCGCCGGCTTCGATCCGCATGGTTTGCAATGTCGAGTTATAATTCAGACCAATATGTGCTTTTGTTACAGCAAAGTCTAAAGTAATGGCGCCAGAGCTGACAGTCTTATTCGGGTGCGTGGCGCCGTTAGCCAGAATGGATACAACCTCGCCTTCTAGGTGGTTAAGACCGCTTATCGACGTTGCGCTTGTACCTGAGTATGTAAGTCCAGAATCAACGAAAAAAGCATCTTCCACATCTGTGCCAAAATCAAAAGAACTGAAATACTCAACATAACGCTTGGTTGCACCGTTAACAGTGCGCTGCACAATAAGATATGTGTCGTCCTCATTTAGCTCGCCCGGTATGGTTGCAACGCTCTCAACAAGTGCATGGGTCTGATCTGTGGTGGTTAGCCTTGTTGTGTCGGAGCTGACGACAGATAAAAACCCTGTTGGTGTCGGGCTTGTCTCTTCTATGGTAACAATCGCAGCCGCCGGGTTAGCCACGGTAAAATCAGCGTGGGCGTTGATTGCCGTAAAGATATTGTCAGCTGTGGTGTTGTTGTCAGTGTTTGGCCGAAAACCCAACGATGATGACGGGTCAGAGCTGCCAGCTGCTTCACTTGTAAATGTAACCGTTGTGCCGTCAGATTTGGTAAAGGTTAGCGTTGTGCCGGTGGCTATGTTGGCGTAATCGCTTACTGTGACAGTGCAAGCGCCGGATCTGCCGCCGATAATATGCTCATGCCATGCAATCACGTTTTCTTCGCGCCGATAGGTCATGCCGACAAACAAGCCGTTTTCCAACACGCACCAGACCACATTGTCCGGCTCTTGTTGCAGTGACATTTCCTTGATGCCGCTTTCGGTAATATGCTCAGCCAGCAGCGTCATATCAGGCGCCTGGTAACTGTCTGTGTTAAGATCGAACACAAGCTCGCGCAGTTTACGCTTTGCGCGCTGTACAAACAGCGTCACGTTTGCCACCTGGACGGGCTGTATATCTGCCGAACCATATGTAGCCTGACGCTTCACAACGGCGTTTGTAGGGCTCAGAGGGGCGTCCTCGGAGCTTGTAACCACAAACTCACCACCAGACGTGCCAACAAGCAGCACACGGCCAGCCTGGAGGTATCTGATGATGTTTACCTGATTAGATCCTAGCGTGTAGACAAGCGCATCATCTGCATCAACACCGTCAGCAAAATCCTCAAAACTGCCGCCCACCGAAAAGAACAAGGTCTGCGGCTGTGTTGTCGTTGAAGCAAAGACCAGACGTTGCTCATAGAAGGCAACAGCTGACGGAAACCCGGTTGTTGTCGAAAAAGCACCAAGCGACCACTCAGTGCTTGCTGTCAGGTCGCCGGCTATCGTCACACTATCACCGGCAGCCTCATCTGTGAGGTCAGAGCTCGGCGCCAGCAATAGCGTGTCCTCGGTGACTTTTACAATGATCGCGCTGGATTCGTTATTATTACTGTCGGTAAAACCAGTGACTGTTACTTTCTGACCAACTTTAAAGCCCTGCGCGACGAACTGACCGGCACTATCCTGATAGCGGTCATTATGCTCTAGACCAGTTGATGACGGGTCGCCCTCATGGGCTGATAGTGTGGTCGCTGCGTAGCTTGGCATCAGCTCAGTGCGGCCATCAGCATTTGTCTGCACTGATGTTGCTACCACAGTCGCGCTAGTAAAGCCGGTAATTTTAGTCACACCATCATGCACTTTAATCAGCCGGCCTACATCTGAGCTGACAAAGGTGCTTGCGCTTGCTGTCACATTGACAGTGCCGGTGCGCCCTGACGCCACAAACGTGGTTGTGCTTGTGTTTTGATCCTGGAACGGACCACGCAGAAACGTAACTTCTGTAATCGTCCAGGCTGTGTGGCTGGTTCTTGTTATCTTTCGCGGTGAAAAACTTGGGTGCGCGACATACATAACGTCAGCGCTTTGCGTAAATTTTAGTTTGGAAAGATCTGTATGGGCATATGGCGTTGTGACCTCAATCGGGTCGCTACTGCCATCAACAACCGTGCCGCCATCTTTGTGTATACGAAAATATTGGTCGCCAAACTCCAGGATGTAGGTTTGCTCGACGTTGAACTCAAACGGTATGAGGCGCACATTATGCGCGCTGTTCTTGACCTCGCGCACAAAGATAGTGCCGGGACGGCGGCTAGCCCCGCCATGCGGATGCACCAGAAAATTCTGTAGCTTTTTACAGCCATTGAAATACTTGCCCAGATCTGTACGGCCATCCAGGCGTGGACTTAGCTCGCCGGCAGTAAAATTGGTAAAAGCTGGTGACGCCTTAGCCATTTAAAACCTCGAATTAATAAAGGTATCAGCTGCAACGCGGCGGCTTTCAGTAACAATAGATGTGTTGATCTGGTTATCCTCGGTAGCGTCAACAAAGCGCGCTTCGGTTAGTTTAGTCTGATAAAGGCTGTACATATTGGAGCCGAGCGCTGATGAGCCTACCAATGGATAGGCAAGGTCAGCTGCTAGCGCAGCTGCCAGCGTTTCAATTAGCAGCGTGTCGTACTCGTTCACGTCAGTTACGCGAGCGATATACAGCATTTCTATAGTGCTTTCGTTGCAGACAAGCTTGCGGCCCTCTATGCGATATAGAATATTGGCATCGCTCAGACCCAGTACCCGCAAACAGAACGGGTCTGTCGGCAATGTAAATTGCTGTGTAAATTCAAAAACCGGGGTTGCAGTGTCAGGCGCCAGAGACACGCGGGTGGTCAGGCTGTTCCAGGGATGCGCGCGAAATGTAGCATCACGCACAAACTCATAGCGCTGGTTGCATAAACGTGCAGCTTTGCTGTCCTCGGTTAGCGCAATAATATTAGAC